TTTTATTATTTTTTGTTATACAAAACACATTTACGCTTATACAATACGGATTTTTATATATTGCATTAAAATTTTTATATAATTCCTCTATTGTTTCACCTTTAACATTCACTGTTACAAATTCCGAATCATACATCACATTAAGGATAATGCAATATTTTTTCTCTATACTGAATTTCATTTTATATACTTCCTTTCATTGTTTGATTACCTCAAGCGGCACTATTGCACCGCCTGAACGCTTCCGGCTTAAAATCCTGTTTATAGTTGCCGAAACAACTTCTTATATTAATACTCCTCTTTATAAAATTTAATTGTATTCTCCTTTGCTTTTTCGTAATCTTCTTTATTTGTATAAGGTGTCAATGTTATATCCCTTTCACAATATGTAAATATTGCCATTTGCTCATCTGAATAAGCATAAGCACTGTATCCGTCCACCTGAACCAAAGTAAACTTACACTTCTTCGCAAATTGATAACATAAATCTGAAGCCCAAAGACCACGTAACATATACTCGCCGTTTCTGTTCGTGGTTTCTTCTATAAAGTTTAAATTTACAATTCTACAAGTGTTTTCGCTTAGGTGATAATTTGATAAGTTAAAATTATATGTTGTCATTATTAAAACCCTCCTTATTAATATAATTCTACAAAACTATTATCAATTTGAATAAATGTTCTATTAATATCCATATCTCGATCGTATGCTTCATAGTCGAAATACATTTTTACTTGTTCCGGTACTCCGTCAAGTAGCCCGCTCTCATTAACGGCTTGATATGCGACATCTTCCATATTGTCGCAATTCTCATAAATTGTATAGTTGCCTTGACGCACTTCTTCAAGTGCTTGTTCTATATCGTTTGCATACTGATCCAAGTATGCTTGAAATATGATAACTTCTTCATCGTCGAAGTTGTCAATCTCTTCTGCAATTTCGTTAAGTTGTAAAATATCTTTATATTCGGCAACTTTTAAACCGCTTATATCTGTTTCATAGTCAGATATAAAAAGCTCGTCTTTACCGTTGTTGCTTATCTTATCAAGAACTTCTTCAAGTCCTTCACAAGGTAAGTTTACCCACTCTCCAACAAGAGCGCCCTCGTTGTATTTTGATAAATTTGTTACATAAATTTTTAGCATTTTAAAAACTTCCTTTCTTATGTTTTATTCTCTTTTTATTTTCTCATTGATACACTTAAAAACATTGAAACCAGGTTTTACATGCGGAGCAATACCCGATATTTCGCAAAGTATTAACAGATGTATGTTAAATGTAAATTATTACATTATCGCATTACGGCTGTTGTAATATGTTACATTTGTTTATTTGTTGCATTTGTAAACTTTTTGAGTGCATCGTCAAAAAATGAAAATTTGTTTCAGACCTCCTGACCTTCCTAACTTGCTCCTTAGTCGTTTTCATTTATACAAAGTAACCGCTTTTCATTTGAGCACTTCGGCTTAAAAAATCCCCTTGTATATGTATAGATACAGTCCTATATTTTATTGTCAAAGTTCAAATAAGAAAAATAACTCTTGACATTTTAACAAGTATAAGTTATAATACTTTTAAGGACTTACGAAAAGGAGAAAACTCCTTTTCTGCCTTAAAGTTAATTATTTGCGTTAATTTCTAACGCTTCGGCTTCGGTACTATATAAAATGCCGTCAGCCTTTCCGATATATCCAAAATCAGTATACATCGGAACACCCCCTTTCAAGGCTTAACA